CCAATACTTGGCAATCTTTTCCCAATAGTCACCTGGCTCGTCAACATTTAAAGGACCATAGTTAAAGTTCTTTAGTGTTGCGTCCCTGTTCTTTGTATTAAGTTCTAAGTCTTGTGTTGCCGCCGGACACTTTTTTGCTTCTAAGATAATTTCTAATATTCTCATTACTTTTTCCTGACATTATTAATCTGTACTTCAACACCAGATAATCTATTATTCAAATCTCTAATCTTAGGTTCAAGTTTCTTTATATTCATTAGCGCCTTTTTAACTTTATTACTTTGCTTATTAAGTCTATTACCATGCTTGTTAAGTTTATTATTTTGCTTGTCATTAACAGCATCATCCTCGTGATCAGTATCTATAACTGATTTAAGTAATGCCTCTAATGGATCACCGGCATGTGGATACTTTGCTCTAAGTTGTGCTAACGCCTGCATTGTCTCAGGGTCAAACCCTTTCATATCTATTTTGTCTTTGTTTTTGCTTTTATCTTCACGCTCATCTACGTGTGCATCATCTCCAGGCTTACCAGCGTCTTGTGTTTTATAACCTACACGATTAAGGCCTTTTTTAAGATGTTGTTTTTCTTTCTTGCCGCCTATTGGTACTATCATAACATCAGGCTCATCTCTGTTTGCACCTTTTTTTACAGCATCTAAATTAGAAATAGTTTTACCTACACGTACAAAATCGTATGCTGTGTCAGACTTTGTAAGAAATGTATCTTTAGGATTAGGAATATGTTCGCCTTCTGTTGTATCTTTATCTAAATTCTTCTTTAATCTATCCATTGGACTTTGAGGTATGTCAGCATCTGGATTGTTAGGTAGTTTAACATCAACTTCCATACCAAAGTTATTAAATAATTGTTTTGCATTATTAACACTCTTTAGTGCTTTTTGCATTAGCTCTTGTTCATCTTCAGCTCTACTATCGTAAAACTTAATAAACTTACGTGCTTGGTCTGGTGTAAGACTAATTGTTCCACCTGTACTTGCACCGCCAGTGTCTTTGTAACTTAATGGAAAAGGTTTGCCATCTTTACGATCAGCAATATTTTGTATAACATCAATCTTAGGACGTTGTTGTTTTACAATTAACTCTGAAACTTGTTCTTCATCAACAGGCTTATTCATGTGTGCTTTTAGTTCTTTAGCAGTTCTTTCAAACTTATGATCCTTGTGTTTAAATCCAACACCACCAGCCGCTTCCCATTTAGCAACATTTTGTCCAAAGTCATCAATTAGTATGTTAGGTGTACCACCTGTTGAAGTAGCATACTTGGCTTTGTCTGTTGTAATAATAACTTTCTTAGGAGGAAATGCAGATAAGTTCTTTTCAATCCATTCACGCTTGTGTGGTTCTGCTCTTGGATCATCTGCAAGAGGAGCACTTAAAATATTGTACTCGCCTCTAATTTCTTTTACTAATCCTAACAGTTTATCTGCGTTAGGTGTAGGCTTTAGTTTAAGCCAAAAATCTTCTGTATCTCTAATGTCTTGTAATGCTTTGCCAACGTTTTTAATTTGTTTCCAATCTTTAACGCCCTGCATTTTAGTCCACTCGCCAAAGAAGTCAACAAGCACACCGTCCATGTCAATGTATATTTCACTTGCTTCTGATAATTCATCTGCTTGTAGTTCGTGTACTTGATCCTCTTTTGCCATTTTAGTTGCAGTTGCATACATAACAGCATCAGCATCTTTGCCGTAACGGTCTTTAAAGTCACCTTTAGACTTCTTCATACCTTTTACAATACGTTCTTTATCTTTTTCTTCGCCTTTAGTTAATGAACGTTCATCTACTGGCTCTACTTCATTTGCTAAATCTTTAAGTAATTTCTTTTCAAGTTTGTTTTCTTGATGCTTCTTTTTAAAATACTTTGCAGTTTTTGCCAGAGCGTAAATTGTTAATAATGTTAAACCTGCGGCCAGTAACATTTGAACTAATTTTGAACCAAGCAGTGCTATTAAAAATGCAATTATCTTATCTAACTCTGGATTTTTTCTTCTTGTTCCTTTTGTATCGATGTTACTTGGAGGTGGATTACGTAAAACACGTTGAATAGAATCATCATAATCCTTTGGAACAGAGTTAACATCAATGTCAGGAAATTGTGCAGACAACGTTGATTCGAGATCCATACCATCTAATACTGATTTACCTACTGCCGCTCTTCCTAACATATCTAATATACGCGGGCCGCCTACTCTTATTCCCCATGTTATTACAGGAATTAATGGTGCCGCCGCTATTGCTACTTCATTTAACTGTTTACTTTCAGCCATTCCTAAATTAAACAGTACGTTTGTTTTAGAACCTTTTACTTTTTTAGATAGTGTAGGTGGACGACCGTCTTTGTCTACTTTGTTTCCAAACTTGGCCGCTTGTTTCTTAATAGCATCAACGCCAACATCGGGTGTAGTATTAACACCTTTTACAACACGACCACCGTTTTCTTTTATATCAACGAATCTCATTTTTTACGTCCTCTAAACGTTGGTGTGCCAGTCATGAAAGGTTGACTAAACCAAAGTTTAAACCATTCAGCATCGCCAGGCTTTAATCCTAATTTCTTTTCTTTTGCTTTTAATGCCGTAGCAGTAACACTTGGGTTCTCATCAAGTTTGTATGGCGAATAACCATTCCACTCGTTTACACCTGCAAGTTTTTTAAGTTCGTCTATGCTATCGTACATTATGCCGCCGCCTTAAGTTCTGCTTTTAATTCTTTTTCTAAGTCACTAATATAACTGTTATCAGGCTTAAAGTTTTTAATTACCTCAGTCATTTCTTTTCTGGACTTACCTTCTTTTTCTGCACTAACTAATTCATCGTATAATTTTTTACCACCGTACACTGCTATAGCAACACCAACTGCTGGTAAACCGTATTTTAATAATCCTTTTACAATAGGATGATCAATAATATCTCCTAAAAATTCCATTGCATCTGATATCCAACTTATACTTTTCCATGCAACTAATGAAAAACTAATTAGCCATTTATTCTTCCATAAAAACTTACCAAGTGTTAGTGCATGTTTACCGTATCTTAATGTATTCATTATTGCCGGTAAAGCGAATTCATCTACTTGTTCTTCTTTTTTACCGCCAAGTATTCCTTGTAATTTTTCAAACATCTTTTTAGCATATGGTTTAGCCGCATCTGAAACATTATCTTCAAACGTTTCAAAGTCGCCGTCCATTGCCGCTTGTCTTAATTTTGTTGCACTTGCACCACTGGCATCATCTGCATCAGCATCACGTGAAAGTTTTTTTTGATTGATGTTATTGAATTCAAAGAAACCATGTGCGGCTTCTGTGCCGTTATACTTTTCTAACAATGGGCGTAGTTTATCTTCACCTTCAAATATTGTTATGTCAGTGTAACCTTTATTGTATAAATCTACAGCAACAGGAAAAATATTTTTTGCAAGTGCTATAGTAATATCTGGAAAACTCTTTTGTGCCCAATCTAATTTTTCTTGTGGACTTAAAGGATCTGTAGGAACTTTTGCGGCTCTATCTGTTAAAAATAAAAATGCATCACCAGGACCTTGTTTGATAGCCTCTACAAGAAGACCATGTCCTCTATGTGCAGGATTCATTCTGCCTAAAGCAAAACTTGCTTCTTTTCCTGGGCCTTCAAATAGTTCCCTTAAAAACATTAGTACTCGCCTTCTTTAAAACTGTCTACTTCCATTTCGTAGATTCTTGAAGCAAGTTCCTTTCGTTCTTCCATAGGCATAATATCATTTGCTTCGTATGGTAAGTCATATTTTTTAGTGTATTGTCCAACTGCTTGATCAATCATAGGCATTAATAATTTCATGCTTTGATCTTTATCGCCTTTGTTGTAACTTGATTGGCATCCACACATTGTTGGATAATAAGACTTTCTGTAAAATTGTGGATCGTCTTTCATAAACACAATTAAATCTGAAGGTACATCGTATGAAGGACTTTTATCAAATCCGTTTGCACCAATACCTAAATCACCTATATTCATATTACCACTTCCTACATGACCAGTAACGTGCTTTTGTACGCGGTCCTGGATTATCACAGTTATGTCTTGCTCTGAAGCTCTTGCGTCTTGCAGGATTAGACTTTTTAATCTTCATTGCTTTACCTTTAACACTTGATCCGCCGTGTCCAAAGTTTACTTTCTTTACGTTACCTGTTTTAGGATCTTTTACATATACCTTAAACTTCTTAACGTCACCTTGCATAGGCTTACCAAGTTTTACTTTGCGTCCTTGGTACTCTGCTTCGTCTACAATATCATCTTCATTGTACCACATTTCGCCATATGCATTATAAAAATCATCATCGTCATCATATGTTTCGTCTATACTTGCATCAGCAAGTTCTTTGATTCTATCAAGTTCTGTTGATTCAAAATCTGCATACTTTTGTGCATCTCTATACATGTCTGCTTGGTCGGCCATGCTATCCATATGGTCTGACATAACCCAGTCATTTAATTCTGGAAGTTGATATAAATCATCAATTTCTTCTTCCGGAACTTCTGAACCGTCTGTGTAATACACAGGACCATCTAATTGATATATGCCATCGCTGGCATCTTCCATGTCGTATTCTAATCTACCTGTATCTATTTCTTTACCTTTGAAGATAATTCGGTCACTACCTTCACGGAAACCCGCTTCTTTTAAATATTCTTGAAATGTTTTCATAACGATAATAACCCTTTATATTGCTAATATAAAGTATTTATCACAGTTTGTCAACTAAAAGATTATACAGAGATCTCTATATCGAACTTGGAGAAGCCCATATCGAACAGCGTATTGGCTATATCTTCAGCAATTTCATTGCTTTGTGCTTCGTTTAACTTGTTGTGGGTGTCAATAGTAAGGATAGTTTCGCCTTTGTCAGACTCAAATACTTCGAAGTGTGTTTCTGATTCATTAAGTGCTTCACCTGTACAGTTTAGTACTTGTTCTGCAACAATAGCATCAACATCGTCTTGTTTACCTTGCCATATAATACTAATACTTTCCATAATAACTCCTAATGATTCAGCATGATACTGTTTACAGTACCATCAGTGTACACAAGTTTTGCTCTAATCCAAACATAGTTGCCTGTAAAGTTAGCAAATTTATTATCAGTTTCGTTTGCGGCTGTGTAAGAGTGTACTTCAAACCAGTCACTTTCTGCAGGTGTAGTAGCAAGTGAAGCCTGGATACTAATAGTACCTGTTAGACCTGCATAATTGTACTGTACAGTGTGCAAACCATCTGCACGACCGTAATACCCATCACCTTTATAATCAGTTCCTGTTACAGTCGTAACAGTACTATCTCCTGGATGTGTATTTGCTGATAAAATTGTTTCGCTATTGCTTGGCATACATGTATTTATCTAAAGGCTTATGCATCAACAGTTACGGGTTTTGTTGCTTTATCCGTAACAAGTACAATAGCATTGTCTTTAACATCGATAACTACGTGTCCGCCTGTTTTTAAAGCACCAAACAATAATAGTTTACTTAGATCCTTCTTGATCTCTTTATCAATAGTTCTTTGTAAAGGTCTTGCACCCATCTTACTATCAAAGCCTACATCAACAAGGTAATCAATGGCTTCATTTGTAATATCAACAGTAACTTTTTTCTCTGTAAGCATGTCTTTAAGTTCAACAAGGAACTTGCCAACAATCTTGATCATTACATTCTTCTCAAGTTTGCCAAATGCTACAACACCATCAAGTCTATTACGGAACTCTGGAGCAAAGAACTTTTTAAGTTCAGTATCTTCGTAATCCATTTCCATATCTTCATTGAAGCCGATTGCATTTTTCTCTGCCTGTTCTGCACCAAGGTTGGTTGTTAGAATCAGAATGGCATTTTTTGCATCGGCTTCTTTACCGTTGCTACCTGTAACTTTTCCGTTGTCCATTAACTGTAGTAAGATTTGTGAAACATCTGGGTGTGCTTTCTCAATCTCATCTAATAGTAATACACAGTTCGGGTGTTCTTGTAATTTTGTAATTAATAGTCCTGCACTATCTTCATAACCTACATATCCTGGAGGTGATCCAATTAGTTTTGCAACACTATGTTTCTCTTGATACTCTGACATATCAAATCTTACAAGTTCAACACTTAATTCATTTGCAAGTTGTCTTGCTGTTTCTGTTTTACCTACACCAGTTGGACCCATAAACACAAACGATCCAATAGGTTTGTTTTCTGCTTTTAGTCCTGCTTGTGCAACAAGAATCTTATCTACAATTTCATCTATTGCAGTGTCTTGTCCGTATACTTGCTTCTTAAGATTGCTATCTAAGTTAGCAAGGTTACTTGTTTCTTTTTGTTGTACTTGTTCTGGCGGTAGTTTAACTGCTTTAGCAAGTTCAAACTGTACTTCTTCTTTGCCTACGACACGTACTGTTGCTTCTTTTAAATTAAAACGTGAACAAGCCAAGTCTAATAAGTCAATTGCTTTGTCTGGTAGTTTCCTATCAGCCATATACTTCACACTTAATTTAATTGCTTCATCGATTGCATCATCAGTAATGTTAACTGAATGAAATTCTTCGTAATACTTTTTAATACCTTGTAAAATTTCTGTAGTTACATTCTTATCAGGTTCTGAAACACTAAGACGTTGGAACCTACGCATTAATGCACGATCCTTTTCAAAGTACTTACGGTATTCTTCCCAAGTAGTTGATGCTACAACTTTAATATCACCTTTACCTAATGCAGGCTTTAACATATTAGCCAAGTCATTCGATCCACCTGACCCTGCATTACCAGCACCATTCATCATGTGTGCTTCATCTATGAATACAATCGTTTTGCCTTGCTTTTTAATTGCACTCATTACAAGTTTAAAACGTTCTTCAAAGTCACCTCTGTACTTTGATCCAGCCAACATAGCACTAATGTCTAAATTATATACTGAGTACTCTTGTAAAAACTCTGGTACTGCTTTATTAACAATATTATATGCAAGTCCTTCTGCAATAGCAGTTTTACCAACACCTGGATCACCAACAAGTAGTACATTATTTTTACTACGTCTGCCTAATGCAAGTGCAATGCCTTCAAGTTCTTCTGCACGACCAATTACAGGATCAATCTTTTGATTACCTGCTTCTTTGTTAAGGTTAGTTGTAAAGTCACGTAAAGCCTTTTCAGCAACTTGACGCATTTCTTCATCTTCATAGATAGTATCTAATTCAGTGTTTAAGTAATCTGAAAAGCCTTCTTTTGTAAGACCTGACTTTTGAATATGATAGTATGACCAACTTTTCTTTTCGCCCATAATACTTAAGAACACATCGGTTGTTTCTATGTGTTGACGACCACTAAACAATACTTGTGTAAATGCTCTATTCAATACACGTTCTACTGTTGCAGTTTTCTTTGGCTTAAACTTTTTAACATCTTCTGGAACTTTGATCTCATCTAATTCTGTTTTAAGATAATGTTCAATGTTCTTTTTAATGAACTCAGGATCAGCACCAGCACCTTCAACTACTTTTACAAAGTTCTCTACACATAGCATAGAGAATAACAAGTGTTCAAGAGTAACATACTCATGTCTTAACTTCTTAGCGTCATTAATTGACTTGTCAAATACTGCTTGTAATTCGTCGCTCGGTTCTACCATTTAACATCCACCTTATATTTTTTAAATAATTTTTGTTGTTTTTTCTTAGCCATATCTAATCTAAGTTTACTTACTCTGTCTGTAAAGTTTATGCCTTGTAAGTGATCATATTCATGTTGAAAGATCCTTGCATTATAACCTACAAACTCTATTGTACACTCTTTGCCGTTAGAGTCAAGATACTTGGCAACCAAAGCAGTTGCACGTTTAACCTTAAAGTATAATCCTGGGTAACTTAAACAGCCTTCTTCACCTTCAATAACCCTATCATCTATTTTAACAACTTCGGGATTGAATAGTGCAAACGGTTCATCAAAGCCTTCCATCTCGTGTGGCTTTAGAATAAAAACTTGTCCATCAAGTCCGACTTGGTTAGCACTTAGACCAACTCCTGCATTCTTATCCATAATATCAATCATTTGTTTCTCAACATCTTTTGCATCAAGACTATTAAAATCAAAAGGTTTGACTTGTTTCTCTAACCATTCATTTGGGTGTAATACTAATTTTAATTTCATAACTTCCTTAATATATCTTTTTGTTTGTCCGTTAAGTTCTTAGGAACTGTACCTTTTATGTTTAGGTATACGTTACCTGCTTGACCTGTATTATAGTTTGGGAGACCTTGTCCGTGTATGCTTAATGTAGTGCCTGGTTGTGTGCCTTGTGGAACATTAATACTTATAGTACGTCCGTTGGGTAAACTTAAATTTGTGGCAGTGCCTAATATCAAATCAAAAACTCCAATTTCAGTTTGTACATGCAAGTCTAAACCGTTTACATCAAACTTTGGATCACGCAATATACGAACTTTTACATGAAGGTCGCCTTTGGGTAACTGTTGTATACTATCATCACCTAATCCGTGATAGTTAATAATGTCACCGTGTCTTGATCCTTTAGGAATATCTATGTTAACAGTTTGTTCTTTACCACTTCTTGTTCTAAATGTAGCAATTACACCTTTACCTGTGTATACTTCTGCTAATGTAATATCACATGCTATAGTTACATTTGAATTACGTTGCGGTCTGCGTTGTTGTTGAAAGCCTTGTCCAAATGCTTGTGCAAATAAATCTTCAAACCCTCCCATTCCTTCAAAGCCATTTGGACCAAATCCTTGTGGTTGGGGGTTATCATATTGCTGTCTTTTTTGTGGATCTTTTAAAGTGCTGTATGCTTCATTGATTTGTTTGAATCGTGAATCGTCACCACCAGTCCTGTCAGGGTGGTGTTGCATACTCAATTTCTTGTATGCTGACTTTAAATCTTTTTCGGATGCGTTTCTTGGAACGCCTAAAACTTCATAATAATCCATAGCACTATTATATACTTATTTTAGACGAAAGTCAAGAAGTATTTTGTTGGAAGGTATTACTTACTTTTTACTTTTAGATGTACCAGTGTAAAGACCAAACCAAGCCGCGCCAGCACCAACTACGATACTAATTAAACCTGATTGTTCCATAGTAGGAGCAGGTAAGTTCATGTACCAAATTACGCACTTGTATAGTAATACAATGTAAACAGTTAAGAATAATCTTGGAAAGATTCTCCAAGCATCAACTGCTCTTGCCATATGTATTAATTTTGCGTATGGGTTAACGCCTAAGTCTTTTATACTTGTGTCTACTTCTAAATCTACTGTAATTTTTTGTTTAGGTTCTGCAACCTTTATATCATCAGCCATTATTTTTTACCCTCTAATTTTTTAAGACGAGCCTCTAACTCATCAATTTTCTTTGTTACGTGTGGATACTTTTTACGCCATGCATCCGTAGGTTGCTCTAACCAAGTCCACCCCCATCGTTGTACCAAGTGGTCAACTATTAAATCAAACTTTGCATAGGCCCACAATCCAATACGTGTACCTTTGATATAAGTTGAAAACGCAAGACCGAAAAGCGATCCAACGAGTGCAGTGTATATCCACAGACGATCGCTCGCCATTCTTTCTATTAATTCCCACATAGTATTCCCTCGTTAACTATGTATATTTATCTGAATGTTAGAAAGAACAACTTAATTCACCCTTGGGTGTTAACTTATCAGTCCTTAAATCGTCTATAGTTTCAATGGATTCTGTGTCAATATCGACACCAGGCTTCATATTACAGCGTTCTGTTGAACAGCCAGCCAGTACTATGAGCACCAACACTATAAATGTAAGTCTCACTACTCTGCTTTTGGAGTTTCAGGTTCGTAATAATCTTTGTATTCGTCTATTACTTGTCTTTGTTTGATCATGTATGCACGGATCTGTGCAAAGTTTTTAGAAAGGAATTCGTAGTCTTTGTCGCTTAAACCAAATAGTACAGGATCTTTACCTTGTTCTTTTAGTTTAGCAAATACTTCTTCTGCATTTTCGCTTGTAATGATTACCCATTCCAAAGGTTCCATCTTAGCCGCATCTGGATGTGGCAAATTAAGAGGTGCTCTTGGAACTTCTGTTTCAAATATTTTCAGTTCTTTTACACTTGAACAACCACTTACTATGATAGCAAGTAAACTAATGATTAATATGTTTTTAATATGGTACATAATTTGGGTTCGCTATACTTGGACACTCTGTGTTTGCTTCTGATTTCTTAGTAGCGTTAATCTCTTTTTCTGTTAATGGTGCTCCCATTGCAATTTCTACACATCGCAATGCTTTCTTAGTTGCATTATTAAGAACACGTTCGATTGGCTTTGTTCTTTTAACAGCAAGGTCGCCTAAATCTCTTACTTCACCTTTTGAATTAATTTTATTAAAACGTTTATCTAATGCTGTAAACTCTGCGGCAAGTGTTTTGTTTGTCTGTTCAAGTTCTTTATTAGCAACAAGAATTGCTTTAAAGTCATTAGCCTGTTGTGCAATAACAACCTTTTGACTTTCAACACTTTGTTCTAACTTTAAATTATTTGCTTCTGATATTGCTAAATCTGACTTTAGTGTTTTTACATACATAACACCGCCACCGGCGCCTGCTAACATTATTAACACTATTGCTATTTTAATTGAACTAAACATTATCTTCCCTGGTCACAAACTTTAATAGTGATGACTTTATTGTCACCATCTGTCATTTCTTTAAACAAAGGTCCTACGTGATACTCGTGGCCGCAGTTTTCACAACTTACTTGGCTTGAGCGATCGCTGTTTCTCTGGTCTCGTTTACTCTGCGTGTCCATCCTCTACCAAACGTTTCAAAAGTTTTAAGTGACTCATAAAAGTCTTGTCTAATTTGCTGGTATTCTTTGATAGCGTGTGTTACGCCTTTCGCTTCGCAATAACCTTGAGTCATCTTGATTGTGTTAGGGCCAATCCACCCGTCTATTTTAGAACCAACCATCTTCTGTAAGAATTTAGTTGCACGGTGACGTCCGCCGTTTACACACATGTCAAATACACATAAGTCTAAACCTGCTGGAATATCATCTGCTAAGATTGCTTTCCAATAATTTTTCTTATAAATTGGAGTAACATCTTCAATAGTTAATTCTTTAATTCTATCTTTAGTAACAACCTTACCCATCCAATCTTCGTAAGTTTGTTTAGTAACGCCTAAATTAGTTGCGCCACCTGGATCTTTAGGGTGATCAACATAACCGCCTTCATGATGTAGAATAATTTCTAAACATGTTTTAAAATTGTCTTTTGCCATTTGTGTTTATCCTCTTTTACAAATTAGTGAGTACCCATTGTTTTCAAGTACCAATTTTTTACCGTACTTTGTGATGTCATAGTCACCTAAGTACTTTGTTAAGTAGATGACTTCAGCGAAGCCGTTGACATCTAATGACTCATTGATATTTACCTTCTCATTGGGTGCGAAATCCACTATATTGAGATAAATTGGATCCATGTATGTGTTCTTAATACGCAACTGGTTCTCATTTATAATATCAATTTCTTCAGCATAACTCTTGCTAAAGAAGTTCTTATAGTTATCCATATTACTTTCATTAACTTTGATTTCATATGCATTATGATCTGTTGGGACCATTTCGGCTAAGTTAGCCTCATTACAATCTTGACTCTTAAAGCCTTTGTAATATCTAAATTTCATACCGTCTAAACCGGAAATCTTTGTTATGCCGTCTACTATCTCATGTATTTGACTTGGAGTATCTTTACTTCTTTCAACTTCGATGAATACTTTATACATACCATCACGTTGCTCACCGTTAGTAGCATCAGCATCAAGTACAAATGGATATCCTTTTTCAACAAAGTTTTCTAAGTCTTTTGCACTACCTTCGTTCTTAGTTGAGAAACTTAAAACACAAATGTCTTTGTCGTCACCCATTTTAGATTTGAAACTATCAATCTCAAAAATACGATCAACAAGGTCGATTAAATCATCTTTGCGTAGGCCCATTATACTGCACCTTCTGCTGGCATTTCTGTTCCTGCACCTGTACCTGCTTGAACGCCTGCTTCTGCTGGCTCAGCCTCTGGTGCGGCACCTGGTGCTTGTCCAGGCTCAGTATTAAGATCAATCATTTCATTATATCCACTATAAATGTCTACAATAAGTTTTTTAGGCATATTAATTTCTACGACCCAAATCTCTCTGCGGTCAAGTTTGCCTTTTTTAGTGCCAGGACGAATATCTTCTGGCTTACGAATTCTTCTTGGTTCCAGTATATGGTCTTTTTTGTACGAAACTTTACAGTCGTAATCTAATAGACGTTTACCGCCCATTGGGTCAGGCATAGCATCTCTTGGCCACATAAATGCACAAGTAACCCAATGTCTACCAATCTTAGGACCAGCAACTAATTCGCCATCTTCCCAGTTCTCGTACACATATAGATCTAACTCGTCTAAGACTCTTTCAAAGTCTTTAAGCACCGTAAATGCAGTATCGCTTTCGTAGATACCCTGAATATTTTGTATAACTTCTAATACGTCTTTCATATGCTCTTTCCAATCTTATACACTTATTTATCAGGTTTAGGATTATAAGTATGTGGTTTTGTCACGAGATATATCGCTAAATATTTTTGTAGGGAAGGTATCCTACGAATAGTTTGTATTTCATAAAAGGAGAACTTAATGGGTGCAAAAAGAAGTGCTCGGAAGAGCAAACAACGCAACGAGAACAACATTGTTGCAATCAACAACTTTCTTCCACAGAAGAAAAAAGAAGTCAAAATACTACCCCGAAACATTAACCAAGAAACATACGTACTGAAACTGTTAGACCCTAAGAAGGACATAGTCTTTGGCATAGGGCCGGCAGGAACAGGTAAAACTCTGTTGGCAGTACAAACCGCGGTTAAACAGTTTAAAGATGGGGCGGTAGATAAAATAGTCGTAACAAGGCCTGCTGTAAGTGCAGATGAAGATCTCGGATTTTTACCGGGTACTATGGAGCAAAAAATGGCACCATGGACACGGCCGATCTTTGATGTACTAAAAGAATACTTCACAGCAACAGATCTTGAAGGTATGACACAAGAGGGTGTACTTGAAATTGCACCTTTGGCCTACATGCGTGGTAGAACATTTAAGAAAGCATTTATAGTTGCTGACGAAATGCAAAATGCTACGCAAAATCAAATGAAAATGTTATTAACAAGATTAGGTACTGGAAGTAAAATGGCAGTTACTGGTGATCTTGCACAGGCAGATAGACTTGCTGATAACGGACTCATAGATTTTTGTAGACATTTAGAAAACAAAGGTACCACAGACCGTTTAACAGTTGTCGAATTCACAAGAGGGGATATTGAAAGACACGAGGCAGTGAAAGAAGTACTTGAAATATATGGAGATGTTTATTGATCGCCGGGTAAATCGGTATCGTGAGCGTCAACAGTATAATATTTCTTTTGCTTGACCCACTTAATCCAGCCTGCGTAAGTAATATTATGTAGGCTGGATATGGCACGGTGACGTTTAATAACAGTTTCGTCAAGTTCAAATGTTCTTGCAACCTGTGTTTCACGTTTGAAAGGTATAACTTGTACCAATGGTTCACCCATTTTAATCATAGTGGGTTTAATTTCTTTTAACATAATATTAATAGGACTTTGTGGAGCACCTGTATCGTGATCCATTACACCTGGAACTGCTTCCCAGTTCTTTCCTTCATGATAATACATTGGAAGATACAATGTACTGTATCCAACCTTGTTCCATGTAAACCAAGGATTGTCTAATTTAATTGCACCTCTAACAGAAAACTTTTTATTTAGAAGTTCGCCTAACTGTTCTTCAGGGTGATAAGCATCATTGTAATTAGGTTCACTATAACGTGTTTCTATATGTTTTCCATCTGGTGTTGGAATAATTTCAATATCACAAAACGCAGGAATAACAAATCCCATACTCATATAATCTGTAATACCAGGACATGATCTAACTGTTTTATGATGATCTATATTGTGTCGTCCTTTTTCATAATACGGACTCATTTCTTTAAACTTCTCTGGAAAGAATTTACCTGCTGGTTGTATTGGAGCATACTTACGTACTCCCCAATTTGCACAAGCAAAATTAATCACAGGTGTTTCTTTAGAAAAGAGATTTTTTATGAAATTGAACATATAACTACTTATTGGAGGTTTCCAGCAAGAGGAAATATTGTGGCTATTACTTTAGCACATGCATGAGCAATTTCCATATGTTCTTTTTGTGTACCATTAGCACCACGTAATTCAATATAATGCACCCAACTACGTAGAGTACCATTCATGTACAATGTTGTTTTAGTAATGCCTTCGGGTAATACCTTACGTGCTTGTTCTTTAGCAATACCTTTTTCAATAGCATTATCGTAAATAACCTTAGATGCTTCTGCAATATACTTTTGTTGTGCGTCCCACCACATTGCTAATTCTTTGTCTTCGGTCTCAATACTGTTTTGTCTGTTCTTAGTATCTTGTAAACGTGCTTCACTGTATTCAAACATGTCGCCTTGTTCTTCTGGATTAGCATAACGTTGACTAAACTCTTGGAAACTAAAACTTCTATGTCTTACAATCTGATGTGCAATATCACGTGTGGTTTGAATTTCTAAACAAGCACTTACCATCTCAAGTGGAGACCAATGTTGATGTTTAATCAAATATTTGATAAGTTTCTCATTAGTTTCTTTATTCATTTGATTGCTTGGGTTACTTACCCTGGCACAAAACGCAATAAGGTCTTGTACATTGTGTAAATCGTTTTCATAATCTTCAGTAGGCTTTGAATAACTTACTAACTTAACTTGCATGTTCGTATTCCTCTTTTGTTACGGTTGCACTAATGTTGCCTGATATTGCAACTCTGTCATGGTCACAATTTTGATGTGGTACATTGTGACTTGTATTACCAGGGAATAAAACCAATAAACCACTTCTTGGTTTTACTTTGAAATTTGATCTTGTAAATTGTAATGGAGAACATTTCTCACATGCATTTACATAATAACAGAAACTAAATGTAGCAGGCCAATGAGCATGTTCTACTGTGTGATGTCCTGCTTGATTTTTATAAACCATTCCCCAACAATCAATAATATTCCAACGCATCATTTGTGCGCCACGTTGACTTAATCCTTCTACACTATTAATACATTGTAGTATAGCAAAGTCGCAAATCTTTTTAAAGTCAGGGTCTTCGTAAAGTCTAAAGTCAGTCATATCGGCTTTTACGTTGCTTCTATGACCCATCTCGTCACCCATACTACGTATTTTTTCTTCGAGTATAGGATTAAGTGTATCGGATTTGTTGTAACTTACTTGTATTACATCAAATTCTTCTTGTGATATTAATGGTGTTACTTGAAAAAAGTCTTCCAACTATCCCGTCCTTAATAATACGTGATACCCGTATTCAGTTTCAATTGGGAATGTAAGCATTTCATCTTTGTTTATTCCACTTATAGGTTTAGCAATCTCGTATTCCATATCCCCTGGATAATCAAACCAACCTAAGTCGCCACCATTCTTTGCACTTTTTCTACAAGCACTATGTTCTTTTGCGGCTTGATCAAAAGTTAGTACACCTTCTATAATATCTTGAATAATAAATCCTGCTTCTTGCTCCGCCGCTGGCTTAGGACGATTACTTGTTTGTGCAGTAGCACCTTGATGACTAATTAGAATATGACTTGCTCTAAGTCTTTGTATTTTTACACTCATTCTCCTGCTCCAGGTTTAGGAGAGAAATATTTGTTAAACTTATCAGGAACGTCCACCCAGTCTTCGGCGTCTTCCGGAACAGCATCATCATCTTTCTCAGTAATGTTAGGCCATATGTTTGAATATTTTTGATTAATGTCAAACCATCGTTTATCTGTATCTTCTGTATCTGTAATAATTGCATCTACAGGACATTCAGGAACACAAACTCCGCAGTCAATACATTCATCTGGATTAATAACAAGCATATTTTCACCTTCGTAAAAACAATCTACTGGACAAACTTCTACGCAGTCCATGTGCTTACACTTTACACAATTTTCATTTACAAGGTATGTCATATTACTACTTATTAAGTTTACAAACGTGCTAACCTAATCATGGTCGCCGCTAAATTAATCTCAGGATCTGCAACAAGTGTATGATCCACCAAGCCTTGTTTAATCACAAGTATTGCACTCTCTTGTTTTTCTTCATCACCGAACAATGCAATGTTGTCATACATCCATTTGTAAATATCTTCTACTTCATCTGGACGTACTTGACTACAAACAAGTTTCCTTGCTTGACCAATCTTACCTGCTTTAAACAGTTCTACCATCTCAATCTTATAATCTGCTTCACCTGTGTCACCATCAGTAGGTTTGTTAAGTACACCGTCTGCACTATTCATTTGTACTGTGTTAATACACTTACGCAAGTCTGGATAAGTTGCTTTTACATAAGTGTCAAGTGTGTCTAAGTCTGGAGTAACACCTTCTTCAATTAAGATCTGTGCTACACGAGCCGTAAATTCATTTTGATCAATACGTTCAATATGAAAGCCTTGACATCTACTATGCAATGCAGGAATAATTCTGTTAGGGTAGTTACAGGTTAAAATAAATCTGCTTGTAGTATGATACTCTTCCATCACGCCACGCAACGCCGCTTGTGCGTTTGGACTTAGATAATCAGCCTCATCAAGTAATACAACTTTAAAGTCACCAAATGGAATCATTTGTACAAAGTTTACAATCTTGTCACGTACATCTTCTACACTGTTTGTTCTTGATGCGTTAATTTCTAAGATGTCTAAATCGTTAAGATCAAGTTCATTGAATAAAAGTTTTGAAAGTGTTGTTTTACCAATACCTGCATTACCGCTAAAAAGTAAATGCGGAATTGTTCCTTCTTTGATCCATTGTTTTACTTGATTCTTTTGATGTTCATCTCTGAACACATAACCGTCAACTGTATTAGGACGATATTTTTCTACCCATAATTCTTTCATGCCTGTTTTATCCTCTTTCTTAATTCACTTGTACTAAATGAATGTTGCCTTTTATTATAATATATTTCTATGCCGTTGTCAATACATAATTGCTTACCTGTATACTCTTTTGTACGATATTCTTCACCAATAAAACGAGTACAAATTTGGTAAGTTAATAAGATATCAATTACGTCTTGTTCTGTAGCATAAGGAATAATTTGATCAATATACTTACAACCTTCAAGTTGTACATATCTTTCAAACACACTCTGTATTGGTTGATTCTTTTCCGGTCTATCAATAGTAGGGTCAGTTTGTAATCCTACTATTAAAAAGTCGCAGTTTTGTCTTGCTTCTTTAAGCATAGCAACGTGTCCACTATGGAACAAATCAAATGATGAGAATGTTATTCCTGTATTCATAGTGTTATTATACAGACAAACAGGACGTTTGTCAAGTGTTTTTTAGAGGTCGCCGTCTTTGCGATTCTCCGAAAAGTGTACATCGAATTCACCTCCCGGATATCTTGACTTCAATTTGTTTACGTTTTCTTCTAAGACGTCATTAGGGTCAAGGCCCAAAGCACGACAACTGTTAATCCAATACCAAGCGATGTCGCCAAGTTCTCGTTTAGCATGAAATATTGTGTCTGCATCCAATGGTTTACCTTGGAATATACATTTTTTAACAATTTCAGCAAATTCGCCTCCTTCTGATGCCATCCCAATTGATCCAGTTAGTAGCAATGCCATGTTAACATTACTGTCTTTTTCAAGTTTTTCTAACTGTGCTGTTAAGGCACCTGTTTCATTACTTTGTAATGATGTTACTTCTTGTACAAAATCTTTGTACTTATTTAGATCTACGTTATCCAATTTTTATTCCACTTCTTAGTTAGCGCCAAAGTCCTCTGGACTGTGTGCTTGATTATCACCCGCACCTGAAAAGGCACCAAACATAGTTTCTTCTGGTTGTTCATCTTGCCAAGCAAGAATTCCTTCCGCTTCAACTGTACGCATGTCTACATAGTTTCCATCTTCGTTTTCGTCAACTTGGAAAGTACGTGTCCAACGTCCATGTGATACTAAAATCCAATCACCTACTTCATATGGATCTTTATTAGTGTTACCTTTGGAAACAACTTGTCCCCAACGTGGCTTAATACCTCTATCCTTACCATCATCACTTGTAATAATAATTCCTCCAGCGGTCTTTTGTTCGCCGAAGTTCATATGTTTTACAATAACACGATCGTGGATTGGTCTAATACTACCTGTAACCTTGGTTGGCATAGCAGGTTTTCCTGCCGCCATTGCTTCGTAATCTAAATCAGACATTAGTCACCTTTTTTTACAAAATTGCCATCGTCGTCTTCGACCCATTCGTCTTTAACAACAGTTTCTTTTTCAACTTTTTTAGTTGCTTTTTTAGCAACGGGTGTTTCCTCTACAACTTTGTTTACAGGTTCTTCAGCCTTTGCCGCAACAGGTAATTCATCTGTAACAACATTAGGATTGTCTCTGTAAAAGTCAGCCATAACATCTTCACGTTTTCTAATAATCTTACCGCCTGGGCCTAATTCATCGCCACGTGCATTTACACGAGCATTTCCTACAGCCGGAGTAAGTTCGTTTTTTTGACGTAATAGGTCCATGTCAACTTGTTTACCTTGCATTGACTTGTATACTTTACGTCCTTTTTGTTGTGCCGCCATATTTTTCTCCTATTATATGTTTACTTATCTCAGGAACTCCTGCCAGTCCAGGTCAAAGTGAATTGAGTTTATTCTATGTATTCCAATTAAGTATAGCACATAACTTGCTACACTTGAACCTCTACCTACACCCCATACTATATTGTTTTCACGCATGAAGTCTACCAAATATATCATATACTGCAATAACGGATACATTCCTCGTTCATCAAACTCAACAAGTTCTGCTTCAGTACGCATCCATTCTTCTCTGTCACCAATTTGTTCTTTGTCAAGTTCGTCTTGTAGTTTAGCATACATCCATTTGTGTATATCAATGTCTTTATACTTCTGTGGCATAAACCATTCACTTTGACATACGTTGTCAAAAGTTTTTTGATCTACATCTAATGGAACGTAAAATTGTAATTGGGGATTGCCAAACTCTTTTGCCCACTTGTTAAACTGTTCAAGTTCATCAGTTTTATCACATAGGACAATATGACACTTGTCAATAGATCCTGTATAGATCATATCGATTAAGTTTTGATTCGTAAATGTAGGAACTCCGTTAGAGTCTGTTTTTATCAGCATGTATATATTTTAACTGATATTAATCAGATTGTCAAGATCTTTATCGCCATTTTCTACCATTTCTTTTCGGTAGCGTAGGCGAAGTTCGTCTCGATAGCCGTCTAATATCATAGACATTTGCATTTGGACTTCTGGGTTGCGTGTCATGAAGTACTTTTTGGATAGTTCCGTTAACTTCGCCTCAATTTGCGGAGTCGTGAATTCGGTTAAGTCTTCGTGGTGCGGGTGAATCATACTATGCCGCGTATGTGCCGTCGTATTTTACAAAGATAGTTGAACCTGCATTGTAAGTCCAAAAATCGATTACAATAGGATTGCTGTCATTAGTTACAGAAATTTCATTACTTGGTCCACTGTATGGCCAATCGTTATGGAATTTCAATGTTGAACCTGCTTCAGTACCAATTGTTAAAGTACGTGTTGTACCATCATTAACAAGAATTACTCTAATCTTACCAACTTTACCTGACTCAGGCCAACCAGTTGTTGTAAGTGTAACATCGCCACTAATAATAAAAGTTTGAACTGGTCCAAATTGGAAGTCAATGTTCTGAGAGGCTTGAACAGTACCGCCAGCGTTTAGTTCTTCACTTACATCAACCAAATTTGCATTGGTAATGTTGTTACCTAAGAAGTTGTTCGCTTCGTTCTTCTTTGCTGTGTTGTCTTGTAGTGCTTCAATTTCTGCTTTTGATGCTACGAAATTGCTTTTGATTGTACCAAAATTATCTCTAAACCCTTGTGAGTCATTGTCTTGACCTGCTACAGGGTATGCTGAGTTAATGCTTACATCATCAATATTACTTGCCATTATATTACCTCTCTATGCTTTTATTTATCTGTTTATATATTGTGTTCATAATTTGCGAACAGTATATATTGGTCTTGTGAACTGCCCGTAGTGCTATCTATAATGTATCTATCAATATCAAAATCAATTGTTTTAAAATTGAAATCAGCGTTTTTGATATTAAGCATTACTTGATCTGCTTGTCCTGCCTGGCAGTAAGCAATAGGTATGGCACTTGTATACCCTAATTCTTGTACACTGTTTGTTTGTGTTGTACGCATCCACAGTGGTAAAAAGTCTCTTTCTGTAACACCAGTTTCTGCTATTCTATCTCTCATATTTTGTAAATTTGAGATATATTTGGTATTATCGTTATCTTGACTTACTTTGACTGCACTGCTGTCAACTTTTAACGTATTAGTAATTGGTCTAAATCTATATGGTTCTGCTCGTTCAATTATAAACTCTTGTACACTTGTAACTGTAGCACCTACTCTTGTTGTAACTGTAATATTACCTACTGTAGGAAATACAACACGACCGCTTCTTGTAATAATCTCTAAATCATTACCAATGCTTTGTACATTAATTGTTGGAGTTCCTGTACCTCTAACTCCAAGTTCGAATGAGCTCTTACCTGAACCTAATGCAGTTGTATCATCTTGACTTTCAAACTCAACACTGTCTACTGTAATACTATTACTGTTTCTACTTTTAAACTGTTTTGCAGTTCTTCCGTTAGTTGGCTCTGCAGGATCAAACACTTCTAAATATACAACTTCGTATACAGTATCATTACTGCCAGGTTCTTTTGCTACTGCTTTTTTAACTTCGCCAACTTTGTAAACTTTACGTTTATGATTCTTTGCTGTTGCCGCCACATATTTTCTAATGTCTTGTGTAAGTATACCTGCGTATGCTAACATCTTAATTTCTTTTTGTACACCAAATTGTGGATCACCTGCTCTGTAAACAAGGTCTGGTGGAAATATACTTGGATTAGATACAAATGCTTCGTAACTACTTCTAACAGTTTGTTTTAAGAAAGGCTTCATGAATAAGTTACTATACAAATTATCATCTGGGTCAAGTACGTCAAGTGTAAATTCTTGTTCAACTGCACTAAATCCAAAACGGTCTTCTGCTTTTACTGTAAACTTAAATTCTCTATCTATAACAGTCTTAGAACCATCAAAGTTCATTGTACCACTATCAAAGACTGTAAGTCCTGGATTAGTAGCAGTACCAAATTGATTCACTTTACCAATTATCTCACCGCTAATATCTAACTGTAAGCCTGAAGGTAAGTTACCTGATACAATGCTATATAACAACCTTGAGTCTGGAACAGTTGTTGTTGCTTTTATACTTTTTGTTGAAATAAAGTTTGCACTAATATTTCCTAAGTTTGGTAAAGTTGTAAACTTAATAGTTGAGTCAACTTCACCTAATATTTTAACTGTAAATGTTTTTGATTTTGTTGCAAGAACTGTTTCTGGTACGCCACCAAGTCTTGTTGCTTTAACTGTAAATTTATATTCTTTTGTAACTGCTGGTTGATAAGGTACACGACCTGCAATTTCACCCGTGCTACTATCTATTTGCATACCAGGTGGTAATGAACTTACACTATTATCATCGTTAAGTGCTTCAAGTGTATAAGTTAGTCTTCCTAAAATTGTTTCTGTATCTAATACATCAAGGAAGAATGTTAAGAAATTATTTGCTCTTCTAAATCCTAAGTTAGTAGGAGTTAGCCATAATGGAGTTCTTAAGTATGTATTGTCAGCACTAAACAAACCATTTGAGATTTGCATCTTAGTGTTGTCTGCTCTTAAGAAGTCATCACCTACAAGATAAATTTGGAACTTACGTTTCTTAATAGTATCGCCATCACTAACACTAACTATAAACTCGTAAAACCTATTTAATTTTCTTGGTTGTTTAGTTGGAATTCTGTCATCGTATATACGTGTGTCATAAAAGAAACTATCGTAACCGTTAGCACTTCTGTCACCAAAGTCAAAAGGAAATGTACCATACACGTTTGCATCATAGTGTCCGCTTCCTGCTTTCTTATCTAAAGCAAGTACAGGTTCAACTAATCCTACAATTCTTCCATCTGATGTAAGTTTTGTTCCTGGAGGAAGTTCACCATCGTCATCAGCAATGAAATATTCAAGTTCATCACCTGCAGGTAAATCTGCATCTATTGCTTGTAATTGGAAATCTAATAATGTGTTATCGAGTACAAAATATTTGCTATTTGGGTCAACAGCAATTAGTCCTTCTTTTGTAATCCATTCAGGTTCATCAGCACCGTCAATTAATATTGTAAATGTTCTATCTTCAATAGCACCTGAACTATCTGTTGCTCTAAGAACAAACTTTGATTCTGTTAGTCTTTCTACTTCAAACGGAGTACCTACAATATATAAACCTTCAATTCTAAGTCCGCCGGGTAAGTTTCCACTAATAACTTTTACTGTACTAATGGTGTTTGATACTGTGTTTACAGGGAGTGCAATTCCTATAGTTGCATTTTCTGCAAATATACCTAAATTAGATCCTGTTTTTAAAGTCCAGATGGTTGCCATGTTAATTCCTTATTCAATAGTATTTATCGGAATATTATGGCTATGGTTATAGCGGGTTTGTAATTGTGCCGTTCTCAATAGTAATATCTGCAACGGTACTGTCTTCTTGTAACCCTGGATCATCAAGCGTACCTAAATCAATGTTAGTTGCTGATCCTAAAAATTCAATAATACTTGAAACACTGCCTGTAATACTTCCAAAGTTAAAACCGTAAATATCTCTTACGTCAATACCGTATACAGTAGTTTCAGCATCTCTTATATTGTACAGCAATTTATTATTAGCATCTAAATCGCCGCCTAACACTGGGGTAGCGTCTGTGCTTAATTCTGTTACAGAATTAATTGTAATACCATTTGCACCATTTTGTGCTGTGGTTGTATTAGTACCGCCTGCAATAGTAAATGTATCACCTTCTGCAAGTGTAATACTTCCGCTATCAGTAGCAACAATTAATTGTTGTAATCCGCCAACACTTTCAATAATAACGTTACTGCTATCTGATGTAACTGTAACATTACCGCCTGCTTTGATTTTCTTAAATTGTAAATCAAACCCAGTCTTTTGTGCAAAGACTCCTTGTCCTTCTGTACCTAAATTAGATGCAGTTGTTTGCTCAGGATTACGATTGTCAAGTTCTGTAAAGTTATTATTAACTTTTACAAACGCTTCACGTAAATCATCACCTGTTCCGTCATTTGCTACGCCGCCGATATTAACTGTTTGTATTGCCATACTAATATTTATCCTATTCTGGTGGTCTCTTACGTACTGTGCGTCTTGCTCTCGGATACAATGCACCTGTAGTAGGTCTTAAATTATAATCTTTCTTAGGGTGCATAGCACCATCTATACTACGTTCAAAATTGTACTTTGCATGTACATTAGGTGAACCTTGTAAGTCATCTTCATCAGTTGGAGTGTCTGTAACTGCATCATGTAATTGATCTGTTACTGCCCATTTGCTTATTAAATATTCTTTAACTTGTTCTTGTGTATAATGAGGATAAGTTTCCATTAGACAAGCAACCAATCCTGCTACTTGTGGACTTGCCATACTCGTACCTGAAATCTTTCCAATTTTATAACTGGGCGAACTGCCGCTTCTCGGATCTGTTGTTCCACCACCTGGATAACTTGTATTCAAAACTGACATGATAGATGTTCCAGGAGCGTAAAGATCAACACCAGGACCACAATCACTAAATGATACTTTTCTATCTTTGCTGTTTGTTAAACTGGTATCAGTAGCACCAACACAGATATTAGGTATATCGTATGTGCCATCTACAGCATTATCATTTGCTGTTGGACTTGTGCCACGCATATAATATCTTGCACCCGCCGTTGTTGTTTCAAATGTATTATCCCAATCAGCATCACCTGGTGCGGCATGTTTCCATTTTCCGTTACCAGCCGCGCCTATTGTAATAATACCTTCATCAATAGCATCTTCGATGTCTGCATCAAGTGCCGCAACTCTTACAGGAATACGTTGATCTGCTATAAGTCCCCAAGCATTAAGTTGTGCAGTTGAAAAAGAACCATCAGTTGTTTTGTTATCATTTTGTTCAATAGTTAAATCAATCTGTGTAGGTGTTGCTTCATAAAATTTATATTCATATCTTATAGTAGGAGATCCAAGTGTGCCACTTGTGTTCTTATTACCTTCCCATACTAATCTATAAATTCTACTACCAACTGTACCTGTTGTTCCGTAAAAAATTCTTTGACAACTACAGTCTTCTGCTGTTACCATAATCTTTGGAAGAGAAGGTGTATTCTCATCAATACCAGAATACGTTGTTGCGCCACCACCAAATGTAAGATAACTGTTTGTACCCATATAGATATAGGGTGAACTTTCATTTAAAAATGTTACATTGAATGGCATTATAAGTTCCCAGTACCCGTCATCATTGCCACCTGTTGTTGGAGATACACTTGCTGTTAAAGTATCTACGTTAGCAATAGGAATATTTGTACCTAATGAAGTAACTGTCGCCGAAGGACTTCCTCCTGCATATCCTATAAGTGTACATCTTAATAATGCCGCTGACGTAGGGTCAGTACCTTCTGTAACTGTTGATTGCCATGTGATACTATAAACATCATTGTCTGGCAAACTTAAACTTGATTGTGTTATGTCAACTTCTGCAAAACCGCCGTCAACTGATGTTTCGCTATCTGTTTGTGTTTCAATTACAGCACTGGCTGAATTTTGAACAGTAACAGTAAGATCAACCTCTGAAATTCCTGTTATACCTTGTGTACTAACATTGTGTTTATAACTGATAGTAGCAGGTCCTTGTATGGTCGTTGTATAACTTGCATTAGGTAACACTTCTATATCTAACTCAATCGTTCCGCCTGTTCTTGTAAACCCTGTAGGGGTTGACCCAAAGTCGCCGCCAACTGTACCTTCAGAACCTGAAGTTGTAATACGTTGTGAAATGTTTTCTGGATCTGCTGTAAAAGCACTTATTCCTGCTGTAGAAGTAAACACTCCTGAAGTACCGTTGTATGTTGTTGATCCACTTGGTGTAAATCTTGTGCCTCTAAAAGTAACTGCCTGAATGGAGCTCATACTCCATTGATTTGGAAAAATACTCATTCCCCATGAGTTGTTGACGACTGTTGGGTTTTTGATCCCTGTGGATCCATTGACTGCTTTTGTTGCGTGAAATTGTCTAATGTAATCGAACACGTAAGGAAAATTGTTATTACCAACAGCGCCAGCATAGTAGTAAAGATTATATAAGTTCGCATCTCTTGCCCATCCTTGTCTGTTGCCCCCTGCTGTACCCATAACGTGATTAGCATGATAACTGCCTGGATTACCGTAACTGTAGTTACCTGCTGATCCGCCTGTTACTGCGGGGTTGTGTTGATACCAATTATACTGCACTATTCTTTCTGCTGAGCCGTCGGCTGTTTCTTGTCCTGATATTTGTGTGTATTCCGGATGTCCAGTGTATATACCGTCACCATCACAAATTACCAAGTCAACGTTTCGACCAGTTGCATTAAATGATATTGTTGTGTTTACTTCTGTAAAAGTTTGACCCCAACTTGATTGATTTTGCCCGTCTAATAGGCGTAGCAATCCCCAGTTAAGATCTGTGTCTGTGTTTGTGCTATTTCTTGCAAAATTTCCTGTTTGTTCTACTATTGAGAATTCACTAACATCGATTTTTGCATCTTTAGGGTTTAGTTCAACCGCTAAAACTCTTTCATCATTTTTGATTAAATTATGTTCGGCTTGTGAGAGCCAATATTCTGTTGTTCTGGATATTGGTCTTGAGGCGTGTGGTACAACTGCTCTATTTGGTATGTAAAGTGCGCCGCCTGGTGTTTCCATGTCATCGGAAAATGCTACGCTGTCTACACCCTTTTTGAGTGTTACCATGTAGATCTTTTTTTCTACATGTTTCCTTAAAGACATGTTAGCCCTCCAATTTTAGCAGTTTCAGTGTAGTTGTTATTGTTGCAGTTCCACCACTTTTATTTTTCACTGCCGCATATATTGTTGTATCGTTTGCACTATTCCAACCTAACACTGCTGGACCAAATTCAATAGTTTCTGCTCCATTGGATAGTACTTCTGCAATTACGCCTGAGTCTGGTGTTGGATCAACTCCTTCACCTCTACTTGCGTCTGCTGTTCTTTTTGCCACACTTGTGTATAATCTTACCCATGCCGCTGATGATGTTTCTATACTCATTAGCATGTATGACTTGAATCCTGTAATAGACACATCTTCGTTTGCATCATTGGCAATACTATTAGTTGATACTGCCGCTGTTGATCTTGTAGCAAGTCCTTCTGATCCACCTGCTCCTGCAACTGCTGTATCAACATAAGTTTTTACAGCACTTTCTACTGGAACTGCTGAAGTACTATTACCAGCAAGTGTTCCGTCTGTACTAAATTCGTTAACAACTGTGCCTGCCGCAAAACCAACTGATCCTGCGTTAACTAAACTTACACCTGATAAGTTTGTTGCAAAAGTAAATGTACCTGATCCGTTTGTTGTTAATACTGTGTTTGCCGCACCATCTGAAATACCTAAGTCTGTTAATACACTTGGTGCGTCTGTAATTCCGTAACCTGCAAGTGTTGTTGGTTTACTTGTAATGGTTGTAAATGGTAATTCAAAATCAACTGCGTCCCAAGTTAATCCTGTCCATTGCATAATTTGACCTGCTGTAACATCACCTACACTTGTGTCATCTAAGTCTGATACTTGATAAACAGGTTTGCTTGTAACGTTGTTCCAGTCTAAATAATAACTTCCACTAAAGCCTTCAAGCGTTGATGCATCTAATCCACCACCACCTGATGTTATATCATCTGCTGGTAACCATTTATTGTTTAACCATTTTAACACTTGTCCGTTTGTTGGAGGTGTTGTTGATGTATCAACATCTGACATGTCATCAATGTCATTTGGAATAATTGGCTTATTGCTTAAATCATTGTAACTACCACTTGTTGCCACAGTTGCATAAGTTGGTAAGTTAAGAAGATTGTTATAAGATACAAAACTGTTAATCCAGTTGTTTGTAGTAGCATCGTATTTTAAAACTTGCTCGCCTGCTGGTGCTGTAATAGTAACATCAGTTAAGCCTGGTAAGTTACTTGCACCGCCACCACTTCCAACTCCAGTTGCACCAATAGTTAATGTATTTGCACCATCGTCGTAGGTTAAAGTAATACCAGTTCCTGCTACAAGTAAATTATTTAATCTATCGTCTACACGTTCGTTTGAAAAATATTGTTTACTACCTTCAACAATATCATCTGTGTTAGCCGGAATAGTTGGAGCACCTGTTAAATCCGCATAGTTTCCACTAAATGGATTATAAGGTATTCCTGCAATGGTTAAACTTGTTGCCGCAATATTACCAGCACCAATAACACCGGATCCTGTTAAGTTTAGATTATCACCAATAGGTAATTCTTTTAACTTATTACCGTCTGCGGTATCTACTATAAGTGGTATTCTATCTGCCATTTTGTTTTCCTATATCAATATTTATCGTACTCATTACAGTGCCGCTATTCTTGTTTGGAAGTCTGCAAAGTCTGTACTTGCCGCTACTTCTGCTTTTAATGTTGTTAGTGTAATTGTCTCTGCTTGTAACGCACTTGCCGCCAATGCACCTTGTGCAGACGTTGCCGCATCTGTGATTCCATAACCTGCTAATGTAGT